ATTCCTGGATGATGTCTCACCAAACACTGAGAATGTCATACCATCTCTATGTATTAGACCACAATTAATAGCTCTCTGTATGAGTGACTTTGTTTCAAACTCCGGATCTGTCATGATAGCCATGAACGTACCTGTCTTTTCTTCTACTATACGCCCAATCTCTCCTTTACAATATTCCATCGATGGATTATTCGGTAGTCTCTTTCCCTCTTTATCTTCAAGATAATAGATCCATAAGAAGTCAATCATCTTTTTCAATGATCCATCAAGTTTATTGCCGAACAATATATATGCATCTTTCTTAAGATCCACTTTAGATGTCTTGATCTTTGACTCTTCATCTTCAGATACCAGGGCAAACTTATACGTTCCCTTATTATATCTATCTTCAAATGAAGGTGCAATATCATCACTACATGACTTCAGAATCTTATATGCAATAAAATCATTCACATTAGACATCTGCAGATACCTGCCGTTCCTGTCAAGTATAACCGGTCTGTTGATCCAGTAGTTTTCCTTTACAGGTTTATTCACATTAAGTGCATCGGCAGTCTTAAACCCAAGTTGTTTTGTCACTTCCATAATCTGTGCCTCTGTCAGATCAGCCAGGGGATCAATCAATGCCCCTGTCCTTAGACTGTTAGGAACGACATATTCATGTTTCGCTCCTGTATTCATAAACGCACTGTCAGATTCAGGTAGAACCCAATCACTTGATCTTTTAATGGGTTCTACCCGTACTCTGCCAGTTCTTACATAATCATTAATCGTTCTCTTTTCTGTTAACGTTTCCATGCTGCTTGTTTGTTTAATTAGTTAAGCCAGAATAGAGGGACGAATTGTTGCACAACGTGTAGGATCTTTTACCATCACACCACCAACGAATGCCCTGTGAATGGTATAACCATCTTTTCCTGTTGACATGAATCTGCCAGGCATATTAGGCTGGAATGGATCACGTAAACCCGGTTCACAGCCCATGATATCCTCATTACCTTCAAGATAAACAGGACGGATATTATCCTCTCCTCCTACCTTTCCGACATTGAGAATCTGGTATTCATATGATTTGGCTACTCCCTTTCCACTTGGATGCATGATCTTATTACGTTCAAGATCATCATAGGCCGGATCAACAAGAACAGTCAGTATTGCACCATCAGGTGACTGGTATTCAACAAAGTTATCTTTGAAACCAAATCCTCCTGCAGTACTGTATATCGGTGAGTCGGTAGCGAGAGGCGTGAAGAGTGATGCATAGTCTTTCAATGCAAGACTGAAGCCATAGGCACCCCATTTACCTGTACGCATGACGATCCTTCTCTGCTGGCCATATCCCTTGTTATTATCTGATAGATCCATGATATGTTCCGTGAGCCATTTGATATCAATCTCAAAGCCATTATAGAATGAGATATTAGAAGACTCGATCTGCTGTTGCATACCTGCTCCCTGTTCAATCTGGAACCCGGAAATATCTGTTTGCAAGAATTCCCCTGTACTGGTTCTGTTAAGAGTTGCAAAATTTAATAGTTTATCCTTTGCATCCTGGAATTGCATCTCAAGTTCCCAATCTGCATACTGTTCCCATGTAGTCATGAGTTTTTGTTTTCCATTTTCATCAACTGCCGGCCATGAGAAAGCAACAGGTCTGGCAATCATATTACCAGGACGTGTATCTTCCATCCTTATCATTGAGAATACGTTTCTCATTGCAAAGGGACTGGTGTAACTCGGTGTTCCACCTTTTACACTTAATGTCTTGGATACAATTGACCATTCCTTGCTGAACTTCTTACCAGCAACTAACTCCTCATATGGGATGAATAACGTAGGATCACCAGTGAATAGTTCACAAGTATATGCCCACATACCTGCTCCATAAGGTTCAGGAATACCTACAATACGGATAGGATAAACAGAATTCTTCTCACCAACGATAAGGTTAGTGTCAGAAAAATATCTCTCAGGGAATATCAGGGTAAAACGTGCACCTGCAAGACCAGCCCTGGATGTTGCTGCAATGGCTGATCCCTGAACTTTACATTCAATAAGTGGTATGTTCTTCCTTGAGTCTCCCTGTAAATGCCAACGGAAGTCAGCATCAGTCTTACAATAAAACGGTGTGAATTGTTTTAATATCATGCCAAAGTTAACCCCTTTATTGGCACGATAAAGTAATGTTATCAGGTTGGATGTCTCCGTGGGATTCTCCTGATATAACATACCCAAGTGATTAGTAGTCACAAGACCACTGAAATCTTTGGGTTCATACTCCTGTAATGGTGAAATAAGTTTCATAATTTATAAAATTTTTAAAAATGTTACTACATAAATTTTGGAAAAATAATCTTCTCTTTTTTGTCTGAACCACCATCAGTCTTTTCAATCTTAAGTCCTTTCCCAAGTTGTCCCGATGGATCATCTTTAAGTCTGGAAGTTAATTTATCCACTGCTGATGATGTTGTCTTCTTGATAAATTTCGAAAGATCTGCCTTCTTGTCGTATAGTCCTAGTGTAATGAAATAAGCAGTTCTTAAGTTAAATGCGATAGGATCTTCAAAACGTGTCTTAGTAATAATATCTATTGGCATCTTTCTTCCGTTGATGATTCTCTCCTCAACAGGTTTTGTCATGTAGTCATAGAGCTTAGTCTTTTCATTAGCACTGAGCTTTATTCCAGGCAGGATCTCTTCAAGACCGTCAATAGTACCTTTAATCTTCACCTGTAGATCTTTCTCTTTTTGTTCCGCCTCCTGTTGCTTAGTCTTTGCAGCATCTATTGACTGCTGTTTCTGTTGGGCAATATAAGCGTTTATATCTGATAGTGCATCCTTTGCTTCTTCAAATAACCGCTCATCATTCTCTGCAGACTTAATGAATACCTCTATCTTTTTATCAGAGATACCTTTTAGTTTGTAGTTCTGAACGATTATATCTTTCTGCAACTGTGCATCATCTGAAAGGATTTCGTCTGTTATCTTACCATAAGAGTCTTCTATGGTAAACTGATGCTCCACATTATCCTGTGGTATGCCTAACTCTATCATCTCGAGAAACTCTTTTTGACGATCAGTAAGTGAATTGATATATTCATTACGACCATCTTCAATATATTTCTTTTGTGCACTAAGATAAAGTTGTAAGCCTTCACTATATTTTTTACCTTTGAGATCTTCAAGATTAAGGGTTGGGAGGATGCCTTCTTCAAAAAGTGTAGCAGCATGGAGATAAAGTGGTGAATCTTCTTTTATGACCGCATCCTCTCCCCTTAACTCTTTTTCTTTATCTTTTATTTCCGGGGATCCACCTTCTTCTTTTTCTTTCTTTACCTCTTTTGTTAATGCTGCAAACTCTTCCGGAGTTTCCGGAATCTGTATCTTCTGACTTATATCAAGTCCAAGACCTGTAAATGTCGTTTTCGTATCTTTTCCTGACTTATCATCAGGGATAGTATCTTTTTTATCTCCCGCATCACCACTTGCAGGAAGTTTAATACCAATCTCTTTCTCTATCGTCTCAATGTTGAAACCAGAAAACGAGTTGTTGCCATCATTTTTTTCCATGCTAATTTCTTTTAATTAAACAATTTTACACATAATTAAGATTACTACAAAATATATTCACCACTACAAAATATATTACAAATCTAATATTATACTCTTTTTATTAAAGACGTTATGCAGGCACCTTTTGTCTCCTCATAGCAAGATCTTTATTAAACAATTCTCTTTCTTGTGATAGTTTACGATTAAACTCCTCATTATCCTGTCTCATCTTTTCCAATGTTGCACGTAACTTATCCTTTGATATCTGTATCTCAACTCTCAATCTCTCAATCTCTATCTCTGACTTGGCATCAGTATTATATTTTATTGCCTCTATATCAAGGATCTTAAGTTCTATCTCATTCTGCAGTTTCCTCATGTCTATCTGCATCTGTTGATTAAACTTCATCTGCTCCCATTTAATATTTGCTTCATTGATGCTCATCTGTGCCTGTTGTTGTTTCTCCATATCAAGATCTTTCTCCATGATACGTTCCTGTTCAGCCTCTTCCATACGTTTACCTACTGCAGCGATACTCTTTGACTTCATTATCTCGAATATATCTTTAAACTTACCGGTATCATTCTGTAATGCTGCATGAGCATATTGTTTGATATAATTAAATAACTCTGCGTCATCTTTACCATCACTCATATACATACCATATACTGTCTCACTGAGAAGTTTACCATCTATCTTAAGTGTATTTTTTATCAATCCATCATCAAGGATATTAAGTGAGAATGACTGATCACGAAAACAATACTTCGCTGTCTCAAGATTAAGCTCCAGTAATCTTAACTTGGTATTATCATGTATATGGAAGTATGGTTCTGTTATAAAGGACGATTGTTGTAATGATCTGTTAACACCACCAAGTGTCTCACGGTTGCTTATCATACCTTCTCTTTGTGGTGTTATACCTGTTATCTCATTTATCTCATTCTTTATATACCTGGCAAACTCCAGTTGTGTCATTATCTGTTGCGAGGCATCAAGATTAAGTGTTACCGGTGATCGGTTATTTATGTTATTAAGCAGTTTTCCCAAGGCAGCACCTTCATTACCTTCTTTGAAGGAATCAGTTAGGAACCATCCATTAGCCTCTGCATACATCATCCATATATCAGGTTCCCATCCATCCGGTATTCGTGCAAGGTCCATCTCAGCAAGAGTCCCTTTATTCCTGGCTGATGCAAGTTCTGCCCTTGTCATTGTAATATTATATAGGTACTTATATGGACGTATCCTATCAACAAGAGAATATGCTTTATTGCCATATGTGTATATAGTACCGACATAAGGTGACATAACTTTTGAAGGATAATTAAATGTCATCCCAAGCCGAGGCAGTCTTTCAAGTTTAGTATATATGCCATTACCAACACTACCTATACAGAATCCCTGCCACCACTCTTTAATCCACTGCCATTTAATCTTCTCACCAAGTGCTGAGTTTGGTTTATAATCTTCAGATACATAATCATGTACTTCTTCTCCATCGACATATGAAGTAAGATATCCCACCTTTGCCATAGACTGCCATACAACACGTGTTACCTTCACGTTACCCTGGTCATCGAATCCATTACCAAAATAAAAAGCATCAGTGCTAGATATAGGTATTAACTGAGTGCCATACTGAAGCATATACTCTTGCGAGAGATCCATCGGGCCGGATAACATGAGGTTTTGTCCGAGTCTGGTATTGATCTTGCCTTCATCAAGCATCTTAACTTCGTCCTCAGAGAGTGTATCAAAAAATTTATCGATAACACTACCTGTAGACATCCAGTTTTCTTCTACGAATATTGTAGCATCATCGATATAAGTACTTTCTCCATTACCAAAAACAGTAAGATTCC